GTGGCAAAAGCCAAAGTGATCTCGGAATATTATCGGCTGGTGGACGCCAAGCGCGATCTCCTGAAAGTTTTTGAGCCGAACACCTCGTGGAAAGATATGTACTGGGAAGCTCTCCGCGCCATCAAAGAAAAAGATTACGCAGCCGTATACATCCAGCGTGTCACCAAATGGATCGCGAATGTCGAGGATTTGACCGACGAAGACCGTGAAAGCTTTGCGTTTTTGCTGCTCCCTGTCGACCAGACGGAGGGATCGTTTGAGGGCGAAAGCATCACGGGTGAGTACGCAGTCAACATCCCGCAGCACATGCCGGTGGAGCTGAGCAGGTATCACCCGGTGAGCGGCTGGCTGATTCCGGATGAGATCGATGTCTGAATTTCCCCCTGCTTGAAGAGTACCCCAAAGCAAAAAATCCCCCGCCTGGCCGTGCGGCTGGGCGGGGGTTTCGGTTTATTTCAGCGCACGATACAGCATCGTCCAGACCTCTTCCCGCGTCACTGTATCTTTGGGGCGAGTGCCGTCCGTGATGCCGCGGCTAACCGCCCACTCACGCGCTTCCCGGGCCCACGCCGATACTTCATCGGCAGGAGGGACAGGCGGACTCAGATGCTCCCGCACAGCCGCCAGAAACGCCTCCCAGCCGCCTTTCCGTGCGCGGATAATGTGCGGACAATTCTTTCCGCTCCATTTGTTGTGCTGGACAACAGATTCAATGGGGAGATTCAGTCGCTTCAACAGATACGCCACAAGCCAAGCAGCGTTTGCTTCCGCCTTCGCGCGGTCCCCATCCGAGTTTTCGCAAATCTCGATGGCGACGCTGGACGTGTTACCAGGTCCGTTGGAACCATCCCCGGCGTGCCATCCCACTTCATCAAGAGGAAGATGCTGGACGATGTTTCGATCATCCACCGTGAAGTGCCAACTGGCCGGGCGGTTGGCGGCATCGTCGCCTTTCAGGTACTTGGCGTGCATGAGCGCGTCCGCGCCCTTCGCCGGGTTTGCGGTGTCGTGGATGGTGATGTATTTCGGTCCGGTCAGTTTGGCCCCGGGGCGGTTCCGGCGACCGGCCGGGATAAAGTCCTGGATGATGTTCACTTCGCGTCACCTTCCGACTTTCCACGCAGCACTTCCACCGCCCGCTGAATCGTAGCCGGGATGGGTACGCCGATCCGGCCGAGGTTTTCAGTAATGCTCAAAAGCTCGTTGGCCAAATAGAAAAAGATCGCCGCATCTCGGAACAGGTGGGCGTCACCGAGCGCTGTATCCACCAAGTGCGCCACGGCCACAATGGCGAAGATGGCGACCTTTTTCGGGATGCCCCACAGGCCGACTTCGGACGACAGTTTCCCTTCTTTCCCGGCCGCCACCACGCCCGTGATGTAGTCCAACACGACAAACGTGAGCAGGATTGACAGCAACGACGACCACCCCCCAAACAAATAAGAGGCGGCCGCGCCCCCTACAGCTACGATGGTTTTCGTTACGTTTTCCACGGTAACACCTCCAATAATAAAGGCCCCGCTTATGCGGAGCCTTATCCAGCAGTAACCGAAATTGCGCCAGCGTCAGTTACAGTCACTTTATACCTTGTACCGTTTGGTGAGGCTAAAAAGAAACCCTCGAAGCATCCGTTTGCTGTTGTGACGCTTGTTCTCCTGGTTTTTCCTTCTGCATCATTATCGAAAACACGAACATTTGAGCACGTTCCAGTTACTTCGATTCCATTTCTATTTTGATTTCCTGACGCTGCCATGATTACACGATTGTGGGCGACGATTCCATTTGCGGCGGATGCACCACAAGTAATTCCATTATACGTGTCATCTGTTTCTGTTCCAGGTTCAATAATCTTGTTGTTTTCAACAGAGAATTCTTCGGTAAATGCAACATGAATGCCTATTCTCCCGCATCTATTTATGACGTTATCTTTGATGTTAACACCTTTCGTATATCCCTTAAACCGATATTGCGTGTCTGGCTCGGTAACAGTAATCGCATTTCGAACTGTATCATTGAAACTATTACTGTTGATATTAACCGAGCTTCCGTACCAAACCACGACTCCGTTTTGGACGTTTTTGAACGTGTTGTTGCTTATATGGGCATTGTGTACGAATCGAAGTTGAACGCAGTTTGACGATCCAGGGCTATCAAGTTCAAAAACATTCCCCGTAATGATGATGTTTTGGGCTTTTGCATTTTCGTAAGAATAGACGTCTATACATTCGCCCGCAATATTTTTGAAGAAATTGTTTCTGATGATGTAATTTTTTCCTGCTTGTGGAATCCCTTCGTCATGTACCCCATTTCCATCTGCCTGCGAAAAACGTACTGCATCCTGACAATTTATAAATTTGTTGTTTTCGATGATAACATCATTGTACTTCATCGGTCGAACCGCGACATAAGTCAAACCATCAAAATAGTTCCCGATAACCTTAATGCCTTCATTGTATTCATCCTTTACTCTGGAATGATGGCCAATACCCGTCGCCCATGCCTGCGTTCCTGGCGTTTCACTTGCGCCAAAATAGCAATTCCTAACCGTAATATTTAAACATGGGGTGGCGTCGAAAGGACCGAATTGTCCGAACCCTTCAGATGTGTGTTCTTGGATTTGTATTGCTTCGGAATATTCTCTTCCGCCTGTATTGATAAAACCAACGAAACGGCAATTTTCAATGATCACATCCCGACATGCACACAAGTCGATGGCGTGATAATCAACCACATCTCTAAACTCGACATTTCGAATGATAATATTGGCACCTCTTGCAATCCCAAAAGCATCAAACGATTCAGGGAAATTAGTTACATTTCCATCCCAAATACCGCCATCAATGACGATATTTCCGTGTCCGCTGTAACCTGGGTATTCTGCGCCTTGATCTCCATTTGTCAAAAACATCCCGGAATGATTGCGGATAAGTCGTGTTCCTGGTTCAATGATAAATCTGGTGTTTTTGTAAATCCGAAGCAGCGATCCGAGTTTGTATTCGCCAAATGGTACAAAAACAGTACCGCCACCATTGTCACGGACGGCATTGAACGCATCTTGGAATGCGGGGGCGGAATCTGCGACACCCGTTTTGTCAGCGCCCTTTTCAACGACGCTAACAGCGAAATCGGAAACTTTTATACTCAATTCATCCAATACAGCCTTATCCGCAGCACTCATCAACCCGCCTTCCGCCGTAGTCGCGTTCGGAATCGGGTCGGACCCAAACTCGGTATGTGCGCTGCCGTGCGCTCCGGGTGTCGCGGTACCGGTCGCGGTTACGGTTACGGTCTTTGTGTTTGGATTCTCGCTGATCGTGATCCCCGTACCACCAGCGATATTGAGGGTGTCGTCCTTTGTGCTCGCTGTGAGTCCATTCACCCGTGCAAATGCACGGTCGGCCTTCTCATCCAGTTCAGTGTTGATGGCATCAACTTCGGCTTGTATGGTATCGAATCCGGTGTTGATCTTCGTATATTCGTCCTTGATTTTGTTGCTACCAACCAAATTTGCATAGCGGTTAGCCATTCTTACCACCCTTTTCAATTTGTTTCAGTCGCTTTTCAATCGCTTCTGCCACTCCGCGAAGGATCGCCTCTTCCTGACCGGGATGGTATGGGATGAGCGCTGAGATAACCGCGCATACCTCGGGAACCGGATGCATCGGGTCAAGTTCGACGCGGACGATAGGTTGGACGTGGGCCATGTGACCAACTCCTTTGAGCAAATGAAAAGACGCCCCGCATGGGAGCGCCCAAGCAGGAATATTTTTCATCATGGCGAACTATTACGAAAGTTGGAGGGATCGCCATGAAGGTTGTTCTTCGGCATTACGCATCCGGTCATGAGATCAGATGCAAAAAGGGATTTTCGTGGACAACGCTGTTCTTTGGTTTCTTTGTTCCGCTTCTGCGCGGTGACCTAAAGTGGTTCTTCATCATGTTTATAACCAACGCCATTGTTGGGTTTGTGACGCTTGGGTTTGGATTGATCGTTTCGTGGATCGTTTTTGCAGCTATTTATAACGGCAGATACATCAGCGATCTGGGCAAAAAGGGTTACATTGAAGTACATGACCGCGCACCACCAAACGACCGTCTGCCGCCCGGCGAATACCGTATTAGGCCAGAAGGAAGGCCGTTTTTGTAAAAACGAAGACGCCCGTTTGTGGGCGTCATTTTTGTTGTTGGGCTTGTAGTTGTTCCTTAAATCTTTTCAATCTTTCTAAAAGCTCTTCGGCCTCGCGTTTCTTTTGCCGAAGCTCCTCGATTTTTTCGGGAGAACCGCCGGACGACATGAACATGTTGATCGACATTTCTATTGCCTTAATACCCGTCTCTTGCCCGGCAATGGCTTCATCTATATTGTCAAGCGTATAGTAAAATTCCGGCTCTTGCGCGGGCTGCGCGGGCGTTTCGGCGGGCATCTGTGTTTGCACTTGCTCACCTTCTTTCCGCTCTGTTTTTGACTCAAAAACAACCGTCTTGTTTTGGAATTTCACGTCATAGCCAATTGCTTCTCCGACCGCTCTGAGTGGAGCGTAACTGGTGCCATCAATGGCAACGGCATTAACCGAAAGCCGTTCCCCGTCAACGATAATAGGGTATTCTACCTGCACCTTTTTCCCGACCATAGATATTTGATCGGCGGCAGCGAAGGCCGGGAGCGCGAGGAGAAAACCAACAAGAAGACCGGAAACGAATTTCTTCACCTTTCCGTTCCCCTTCCATGTGTCATTTTTCTCCAATATACCACATGAAAGGGTGACTTATCCACCTAGCGCTGCTATCCTCGCACTTAACGCGTCCAAGTCTTGTTGCAGCGTTCGCCCAGTTATGCTATTCAAGAGCGCCGCCCACGACGGAACGTAAACATATCCGTTCGCGAACAGGTTGATATGGTTTGAAGAAAAGATAAAATACTGGTTTCCTGAAACGAACGCGGCGCCGGTAACGGACCCGTTATAGGACCGTAGAGCCGGAGCATTCGATTCAGAGACGGGGACAATTTCAGTATAGTTATTAGTTCCAAGCGACGCTCTGATTCGATTGGCGGATGCCGACATTTCCACACGCGGGAGGGTTGGGCCAGTAGCAATATACGCACCATAAATTTCGCCACCGTTGATGACGACGCCGTTGATCTCGCCGCCATTGATTTGCGCCCCGTTGATGACGCCGCCGATAATCGTCCCGGCCTGAATTGTGCCGCTGAACACCCCGTCTGCGCCCTCAAGTGTGCCGGTAAACTTCCACCGTCTGTTCGGTACGTCAAACCACAGCGCATCTTCTCCGTCTGCGCGGAAGCGGAATTCATCGGCATTAAGGACGACTTCGGCAAGTCCGTCGCTACGGCCGACTTTCAGGCCGTAATCGGGCGAAATGGACACACCGTAGTAAGTTTTGCCTTGTTTCACGGCGTTCCTGTTCAGCCTGTTCATCGCGTCGGTAAGCGTGCCTTGAACCGGGAATTCTGACTGTTGCTCCGATTTCGACGGGGCTTCCAACGTCATCGCCAGACCGCCGCGGAATGACATGCGCTGATGCAAAATGATCGTCTGGTACTTGCGGATGCCGTCCCAAGGGAAGTCCGCATCCTCCCAAAGGATGTCCGCGTCGATCCACGTCATTGATTCGTCGCGCTCGAACTGGATCACGTCGCCCGGCTCAAGTTGCGGGTATCCGCGTATGTCCATCTCCAACGGGGCGTATGCAAACCCGTTCAGCGCAGCGAGAAGGTTGTCCGCGATTGCTTGGGTGGCGAATGGGCAATCCACATACAGCGTATGGTCTTCGTCGCCTGTTCCCGCCTCATAGGCAAGGTCGTCGTCCGGATCGTAAACCACCACGACGCGGGAATACGACTTAACCGGGTTGGTGAGGCGTGCTCGGATATAATCGGATGGCGTCATCTCGAATACCGGTGATTCAGTCGCCGAAAACCGCTTGAACCGAATCACGCCATCTCGCCCCGCATAGACGGAAGCGGCGTTTGCTGCGGCGATAAAGCCCATCACCTGACGGCATGTGTAACCGGTCGGAGCGGCGGGAACCATGTACGACAGATCGATGATGACGCTGGAGTCATATGTGTAGCCAAGCTGGGTGCATATCTCGTCCCACACTGCCCGCATGGTGGCCGGATATGTCAGCGACGACACATATGGCGTATTGGCGAACATCAGCTTGTCATAGCATGTATATTCCCACGTATTGTTGATCTTCTCGCGGGTATCAACATAGAATTCGCCCAACGGCACCCAGTCCGTCATTCCATCGTGCAGATAGTCATCGATCCCGGATATATCTGTAATGCCATCGGCCGAGAGAGCAACATACGGCACGACTTTGGCGTTGGTCGGGATCTCGGCGTTGGTGCGAAGACGAATCACCAACTTGGACACGATCGCGGTCCCGATTTCGAATTCATCTCCGCTGACCAGGCTCTCCTCGATCTCAAAGTCGATGATTTTGTCCCGGCCATATTCCACGCCGTTAATATCCGCCTTGATGTGCCAGTTACGGAAAGGATAGCGAGAAAGATAATAAACTGCGGGGTCGATCATGCCAGAAGGCGTACCGAAAAAGTCAGTGAAAAGAAGTACCGCGTCATCGTTTTCGTTGTACGATTTTGTCGCGTCCAGTTGGTAGTTTTCGTCTCTCCCCACCTGTTCGTTCCAAAAGTGAACGAGTGCCAATGTATCACCTCCCGGCCGCTGTTAAACTATCGAACTTCGTTAGTTTAATATCTCTTGATCCCGCAACCATGCGAAGTACAGTTTCAACCCTTCGCTTGCGGTTGCATCGATCATTTCTTGCGCGGTTGTATATTGACTGAAATTCGCATTTAAAAAGTCGATGCTTATCGTCCCTGAAAGCCACTGTCCATCTTCTGTCCGGGCTGCGAAAGGGTTATAGGCTTCACCCGGAGCGACTTCATCAAGAATCTCATAAAAGTTCATGTCACTACCCCCTTACATGTCCATACACATCAAGAGTAGCGATTCTACGATCAACAGTGTCCTCGTTTTTAACTGAGATATTTGCCCTCTGTGTGATAACCGAGACGGGTGCGAACACTTTATGTGCATCCCCAATTTCGGTCAGCTCCTGAACAACGGCGGTTGAATCTCTTGAATTGCGCCAATGCACACGTATCTTATGTGGCCATAGGATGCTATGCATAATAAAGATGCCTGATATGTGCGTGTACTTAGATAAATCGACGTTTGAATATACAGTTGCACTGCTCCCTGCAGTAACAACGACATCACGCGACAATGTAAAATCCACAGCTGGTTCAACATTACTCCCCGTTAGTTGAACATTCAGGGCGTTAGCAGCATCGTTCCACACATCGGTGAGGATCGTCCGCAGCCGCTTTACAATGGCAATAAGAGATCCGTTTCCAGTCGCCTCTGCGTCTGCCTGCGCACCAAGCGCTGCCTCCACGCCGTAAAGGTAGCCCTCCAACGCCTTAAGTCGCGCCAGAGCCGTGTTGGCTGTTGGGTTGGCCGATACTTCGCCAAGGCGATCGACAACGGCCTTGAGCCGATCGGCCAGAGTATTGGCCGTTGGTGTGGCGGACACTTCCCCCACAGCCGCAGCGATGGTTTGCAGAACCGATTTGACTTCGGCGTCATTTACATTCATTTTGCCGCTCGATACAGCATTGGCAACGGTTTGCAGGTAGTTTTTGAAATCACCGATTGTTACGATCGACATGTTGATCCTCCTTAACGTTCTGTTAGGGTTAGTTGGAGACTTTTCCACCATGTCACACCGTTCCGCGTGAACGCAATCGGCGCTTCCCGGTTGCCGACATAGAACACCCGCGTCTCAATCTTTCCGCTCATGCTGTCCGGGTAAGTAAACTCGAAAAACGGCGCTTCCATCATTTGAAGAATGGCGGAAATGTCTTCCCACCGCAGCGCGTTCCACGACATCTGAATTTGCCTTTTTACCGCGATTCGGTCGCGTGAAAGGGTGCCGTCAGCGGTGCGCGTGGTGGTTTCGGCGTTGTCCAAGTCCATGACGGTTACTTGAAATTCTGCCGGGTAAATCGGCAACTCAACCCCATTGATAGCGAGATACACCAGACGACACCCCCTCACAGATGAAGCGGATTCCGACCGCGACGAATCTCATCGTTCATATAATCCACAGAAGCGCGACCTATATCATTTCGGCTGATTGTCACCGGGCGATTGGCTGTTTCGCGGATCGCCTGAACGATGCGTTGCAACCAGATGATTTCCTCGTCGTTGTCACCGACCATCTCTTGCAATTCCGAAAGCGGCGCGATAACTTCTGGGTTCGCGCTCGCGCCGGCATATTCGCCGATCATCGCCAGCGTCGGCCCACGAACGATACCGCCGGACGCAAACTGCGGGACCGGGATGCGGATATTTTTGAGTTGCTTCAGCAGGTCGTCTAGCCATGCTGCCCCACGAGCAGCACCGCCAGCCCCGGCCAGTCCGCCGATGATGGAAAGGCCGGCCCGGTTCTCCGGTTTGTTGGCTTCACGTTCCAGCAAGTCTCCGATGTTTCGTGCGGTTTCCCCACTGAAAATCGTTTGGAACGTCCTTTTCCACTGTTCAGTATCAAGCAATGGGTTTTCTTTTCTAGCGGGCCCTGTCATCCCAAAAGCGGCACTGAACCTATTCCATGCCGCGATAGCCTCATCGATCTTCGCTATGATCGGACTCAGTTTTTCATTCGCCGTCTTGCGCATGCTTTCCAAACTGGATTGCCAAGAGTTTCTGACATCTTGTATTTGTAACTTTACCAAAAGCAGAGAAACTTTAACGGCATCCCATACCTTATCCCAAGCCGTCCGTTTAGTTTGCAACTGGGTTTGCATGTCCGTCAATGAATTGTTCCACGCAGTATTAGTTTGAGATAGTGGGACCCTGACGCTGGCCACGGAATTACTAACTGCTGCCCATTCCGAAGCAACAGTCGGACGAAACGTTACCAAACTGACTAGCATGTTCGCAAGCGTCGTTCGCCAGTTCTCCTGCAAAACCATTGAATTCGATTGTGATTGGGCGAGCGTTTCTTGCCACATTTGAGACCACTGTTGATTCATTGCTGCAGTTCCCGCTTGGGTTTGAACCTGCAGATCGTTCATCATGTTGGCCCAGCTCAAATTGACACCGGCGGCCATGCTCGGAACGAGGACTTCATTTAGGTTCGTCGCAAGCTGGTTCCAACGAATGATTACGTTCGCCAATCCTGTCGCTGTCTGCGCCTGCAAGTCCGCCCACCATTGCGCCATACGAGCCTTTGTCTCAGCAATCATTCCGTTAATCGTATTGACGACGGCCGTCGCCACAGCGCCAAGCCCAGCATCAGGAGGATGCGGCGGGTCGAATTCAATGCGCCAGCGTCTGGTCAGTTCCGGCGGGAATTCGGGTAAATCGATCCTTCCTCGTCCACCGCCACCGGGCGTGAATCCACCCTGCGATCCGCCACCAGCGCCACCGCCGCCAGTACCACCGCCGACACCAGAACCGAATCCGATGAGATTCAGCCGGTCAAATGCGGCGAGTTCACCCCGCGCCTTCCGGGCAGACGTAGCAAGATCATCATACGCCCGTCCTTGGTCAATGACGGCGTCGGTGTACTGCTGCGTCCCTCGCGTGCGCTCGTCATAGTCCCACCCGCGAAGCCAATAGATAAACCGCGCCAATTCCTCAGTCACAACCGCAAGCGCTTCGGCCAGACGGATCAGCGCCGGGAGAACAGCGTCCCAAATCGGAAGGAACGCTTGTGACAAGTTGAGTTTTATTTGTTTAAGCTGCTCCGTCAGCAGCGTTTGTTTCGTCATTACGTTTTGTTGCAGTTCGTTTCCGTAGCGCGCATAGGCTTGCTCAAGGATCGCGGCTAGGCGGATTTGTTGCTGCACTCGGAAGTCAAGCTGATTCCAATGCTTCCCGTTAGCAAAGCGCCGGAACGCCTCTGTGCTTTCGATCATGGCGACGTTGACAAAAATACCGAGGTCTTCGATAGCCTCGGTGTTTCCGAGCAAACCGGACCTGATGCGCTCTTGTACGTCCTCGATTGTCCGGCCCGTCGCTGATGCTACAACGCGTGTGGCATGAACAAGGTCTTGCGTTTGCCGTCCGATTTCGCGCGTATCGGATATAAACGATGAAAGGAGTGTACCGTATGTCGCCCCCATATTTGCTGCCGTTGATGCGGCAAGACCTTGCGACCGCGCCCACTGCATGAATTCATAGGAACTACCGCGAAGTTGCATGTTCAGGCGCATCAAATCCGCTTCAAACTGCACCGCCGGTTGGCTGGCTTTTGCAATCGCCGCGATTGCAGCAGCGGCAGCAGCGGCAACAACTCCAAGCCCAATTCCAAGCGGACCAAGAGCGGCCGCAGCGCCACCGGCCGCAGCACCAAGCCCACGAAGACTGGCAGCAGCGCCGGAAAGAGCGGGAGTTAACCCGCCCAACGCTGTCACGACGCCGCCGATGCCTCTTGCGCCACGTATTTGGGAGAGAGAGGAAGAAACAGATCGGCTGAGTTCACGGAATTGGGTATTGAGTTGGCCCAAGCCGCGGCGGCCGCTGATTTCGTCCAAATTCTTTTGTGTGTCTCGTTTGAAGCGAGCAACTTCACGCGTGGCGCCTTGCAGCGCTTGTCGCGCTGCAGAATAGTCGGCCCCCACGCGAATTAACAGGTTACGTACGACCGCCATCTCGTTTCCCCTCCCTCGACAACTGTTTGTTCAGACTTTTCACTATCGCAAACATCTCTTCCGGCGTCTGTTGCTTCTGACGGCGCACTTTTATTTCATCCAGCACCTTTTTCAGCGGCGGCATGCGCTTCACGCGCTGCCAGTAGGCCGTAAGATATGCTTGTGTAAGCATCTGCCGATATTGGATTGCCATGCTCTCGTTGTACGCTTCGACCCTCAACATCAGCTCGTGCGGCGTCATTTCGTTGTACTCGTGAAGGCTGACACCGCATGCGAACGCGACTTTCAGGCTTTCGTTCCAGTCGAAGCGGCTTTTTCCGGCTCCCGAGCCGGTTGAGACTGGTTTCCCTCAGCATCACCGGGTTTCACGCCAAATGCTGCCAAAAACGCAGTCTGCACCGCGTCGATGATGTGCTTGTAATTCGGTGCCTGGTCAAGCAGTTGCTCCATATCCGAAAGCTGGATCGAATCATCGTTCAACCCGCAATAAACCATCTTCTCGATGATGTCGAAATCAGCAAAACCGTCGCGCTCGATATCCTCGAGGGATTTTCCGGTCAGCGCAACGAGCTTTTTCAATGCCTTGTGTCCGTAACGGAGTTCACGGGGTTTATCCAGTTGGATGATAACGATATCGCTCATAAAGACTTATCCTCCTTATAAATTGGCCCGGAGCCGAAGCCCCGGGCCGTTTCATTAAGCATGAACGACGATGACTTCGTACGTTACCGGCGCCTTTCCTTCCTCGTTAGCGACGATCGTAAGCTTGCGGCTATTTGCTGCATCGAACAGAATCGCGCCAGACGGCTGACCGCTGACCAAGTTTTCTTGGAAGTCGCCATCCACATACAGTTTCAGCGTGTGGTTGGCCGCCGTGGCCGTCACGGTGACAGAAGGATCGGTAACGCCGTCGAACGTATAGAAATACGTTGCCGGATCAAAGGCGGGCGACAGCACACCACCGGTGCCGGATACCGACAGCGCAGACAGACCTGCGCTGGGTTGCGTAACCAGAACGGGTTTTCCGCTGACTTTGATCGTCGCCTCAAACGTGAGCAATTCTTCAAGTTCGGCATTGCCACCCGTAAACCCGGTCACTACGCCGCGGAATTGCCATGACGCGCCAAACTCAGCCGGGAAAATGATCTGGAAGTCGGTTTCCTCCCCGGACTCAAATGCCGCATCAAGGGCAAGTTGTCCGGCGTCGCCGGGTTCGAAATAACCAGAAATGGTCACTTCGCCCCCGTCTTTGAAACCCCCAGTAAACGTGCGGTATCCGCCGTCCGAATCAAGTGTCGTCGTATCCAGCGTATCTGCCGTCTTCGGCGGCGCACCGATCGACGTGAGGCCCGCAACGGCATTCAGACCGATCATGAGTTTCGTACCAACAGAACGTCTTGCCAATTCGATCACCCCTCAAAATAAGCTGAAAATTCCACCACGCACCGGTAAAGCGCCGGTTCGCTTTCGTACATCTCAACCGGATGTTGAAATGTGATTTCCTCGATGAACGGCCCGCCTGTACCGATTTTCCGCCCTTCGAAGCCAATAAGAAGGGCGATCACCTGTTTCGTGATCGCCTTCATATCGCTGTACTTTTTGGCTATGATGTTGAGTTCTGCCTGAACCTCTTTGCTGTTGAGATGCCCGCCAAGCGTCTTATCGCGCAAACCCTCGCTGCTGGCGTAAATCAGGTACGGGACACCACCAGAAGCGGTTGCTTCCGGCGCGGTGAGCGGGTATATACGATTTTCCAGCGCCGCAATGGATTTCAACTCTTGCACAAGTGCCGGTTCAAAATCCACCCGCATCACCTTCCCTTCCGCAAGGCTTTGTCCACTTCTTTGCCGGCCACCTCAAGAACACGCCTTTCAATCTGATTCGCGTTCTCGTCGATCGCTCGACGCAGGAAGCGATAGCCCGGAACATATCCGCCGTCACGAGTGAGAAAGCCGTATTCCTGCGACGCCGGGTAATAGTACCGCTTGCCATCTTTGGTCGTCTTAACAAAGATGTCGTTCTTGGCCGGGTCCATCATCACGTCATAGACCGCCTTGCCGCGAACACGGGTTTTCTCTCGCTTCAGGATGATGCCGTCTCGCAATTCCCCCGTATCAACCGGAGCATTTGCACGTGCCGCTTTCAACACAATCTGACCACCGGCACGCGCCGACTTCGTTGCCGCCGTTTGCGGGACTTTGCCGAGTTCTCGGAACGCGCATTCGAGTTCCTTCATGCCGATGATTTCACTTTTTCGAGCCATCGCCACTCACTCCATTGCCGCGCAAACCAGCTCAACGATTTCCCCGTTGCGCTCATAGGTGCGGGTGACATCATATACCTTGTCACCGTATTTCAGGCGAAGCTCGCCATCATAATCGACCATACGCACCTCGAACATGATTTCAGCTTTCATGCCAGCGGCTAGCGCTTGATAAAACTCACTTTGACGCACGGACTTTTTGTTTGCGAATACCTCTCGTTCAACGTAGGTTTCGATCGGCTCGTTATATTCGTTATAGTCCATGACGATTTTCAGGAGTTTCACGGTATCACGCCACATCATGGCGTTTCACCAGCCGGCGTGTACTCGGTCGAAAGCGTAAGGTGCGCTTTGATCATGTCGTAAGCGCGTTGCAGTCGTTCCGCATCGGGATTGTCAAGCCCGAAGTTCGCTTTGCAATAGGTGATAACGGCCCTCTTTATCAGCGCATCGGGGTCGTCGGCATCAGCTTTCGCGGGGTCCACTCCCGATAGTTTGAGGTCAGCGCGGGCCGCAGCGATCAAATCGTCAATTTCAGAATCAAAGGCGCTGCTGGTAATGCGCAGCGCCAGCTTCACATCATCCAACAGCGCCATCGGTCTTCACCTTCCGCGTTTTTCTTGTGGATTCCGGGGGAGGCTCGATTTCCTCCCCCAGATACCCATTTTCACGCAGAAAGTTGATCCGGTCCGGGTCGTCGTGTTCGTAAACGTCACCGGGATAATACCGGACTTTCCGGTATTTGTCCTTGAATTCGCGGATCACCTCATAACGCATCAGGAATCACCCGTCGGTTATACGCCGTCGTCTTTCTTGACGCGCAGGAACCCGTTTTTCGCGGTGACGTTGCCGCCGACGAACACGCTGCCCTTGTGCGCGATCATGCCTTGCTTGAACTTATAGTCCGTGGAACGTTGTACTTCCACGTCGGAGAAGATCGCCAGTGTATAGTTCGACAGCGGGCCATAGGCCATGCAGAAAGCGCCAGCCGGCGTGTTCGGGTCCGAGATAGCGGCGCAAGCGCTATTGATGATGAACGGAACGCCGTTGATCGTGCCGGTATTGCCGCGGTTCACAACCTCATAGACTTTCCGGTCTTGAGAATCGCGGAGCATTGCGAATGCCTGCAGGTCCTTCTTGTTGAGGATCAGCACCGCGACGTCCTCCACGTCTTCCTCGCCGCCGAACGAATAAATGATTTCGTCCAGCGTGTCCTTCGTGATGCCGGAAATTTCGAGGTCCGTCGCCGGGTCGATGGCCGTGGCGGCCGCGGAAAAGATGCCGGCCAAATGGTTCGTGGAGCCGTCGCCCACAAGGATTTCTTTCGTGATCTTCTTCCGCAGCGCGACCGTGATTCCATTCATGACGACAGAATCATAGTCGGCAGCCGGGAGTCTCAGCACTTCTTCGGAGTCTTCGGCATACGCCGTCACTTTAGATTTGTTGATGACGGCATAGCCGAAGGTCGGTTCGGCGTCGGTGTAGTCGGCACCTTCAGCCGTATATCCGCCTTCACCGTAACCGATCAGGTACGGTTGGCGGAACGTCTCGCCGCCCGGGAGCGAAATCCTGTTCACGCGGTCGATCAAGCTCGACACTTCGTTGAACGTCGGCTTGATGTCGGTCGCGTCGTGCCGCGGCAGAATGATATTGGAGGCCCCTACCGTCACGGAACGGCTTTCCTTGAGCGCTTTTCCGCGTTCCTCACGCGCTTTGCGCTCTTCCTTTTTCGGGTCTTCTTTCAGCGGGTTTTCAGCCCCGGGGAATTGCCGCTGCTCTACTTCTTGGGCGGTTTTAATGCCCTCCAGCAACGTTTTGCGGCGCTCGATTTGTTCCTTCTCCTTGTCCAGTTCGCGCAGTTCCTTTTCAAGCGCGTCCAAATCGCATTCCTGACCGCTTTCCAGAATCTTGCGGATTTCCTTTTTGCGTTGTTCGATTTCTTGCAGACGATTCACTTTCACCATCTCCCTTTTGGAATTACAAAAATGTTTTCAGAATCAATCTCCGACGCAAATTGGCAGCCTCCGCCGCCTTGCGCTCCTTCTCGATCTCCATCTCGAAGAAGCTCCTTGCCGAGATAGATGTCGTATCGTAAGCCGGGGTATCCACCGCGGCGACATCCCAAATTTTTTTGATGCGCTTGATGATTCGCGTGCGGGTTGAACGATCATATTCGTCCCCATCATCCGCGACGGTAAAAGCAAAAGACATCTTGTCGATGTCCCCGCGTTTGATCAGCGTATAGAGGTCGCGTCCAGCCGTGGTGTCGGCCAGTTTCGCCCGAATAAAAAGGCCCTTGTCATCCGGAATAAGTTCAAGCGTCTTATTCCTGGTTCGGGCCATGATCATAACGCTGTCGCTATGGTTGTACTTGAAGGGCACATCCCGCAAGTCCGCCTCTCGAAGCGCCCCGGGGTCAATGATTTCGCGGTATTCTTGGCCGAAAAAATCAAATACAGCCGGCTCGTTGAAACGGATCGCATAACCCTCAACGATCATTTCATCATCCGGCGGATAGGGCGCTGCCCGCACTTCCATCAGGCGGTATTCTTTGTTCGGTTTTACCATCCTCTCACCCCCGTTATATTGCTTCATGCAAACAGCAAAGCGCTGCTTTTCGTCCGGGAAATCTTCCACCATGAGGTCGTTGGACATGCAGCGCTGGATGAATTTTTCTTGAGATTCGCCATCAAGCGGCACCGGCATCGGCATCTCCATCGCCTCCGTTCACTGGCTCCGTCTTGACTTCCGCAGTATCCAGTCGGCGGATGGGCTTGTCCCCACCCTCGATCGGCGCCATGTTGAATGCCTCGCGCCATTCGTTCGGCGTCAACGCCCCGCGGTCCACCATTTCGCGGAGTTCCAGTTTGGTTTTGGTGCTTGTGTATTGCAACCGGTTCGCCTCGAAGATGATCGCATTCCCGAAACCACGTTCGCGGTCGGTGAAAACCTTCGCCGTCAGTTCCAACGAAAGCTGAATTGCAATCGGCTCAATGACGGACTCATAAAAGGCGTTCCACTCATCCTCGGTATAGTTCGATTTGACGATTTTCTCGTTGACACCAAAATAGGAATATACCTTGTCCTTTATCTGAGCCATTTGCTTATCGTCGATCATCTTTGGGTCGCTATTTAGCGGAATATAATCCGCTTTAGCGTCAGTCGCTGCCACACCGCCATTGTTCGCAATATCGAGGTAATCCTTTACAAAATCATCGCGCTGTTTTTTCAGGTCTTCCGGTTTCAGCATTTGCGTGAACTTCAGAATACCACGAAGAAAAGCGGATGATTTGACCGCATTCGCTATGCCCTGGTCCGTCGTGCTGATGAGTTCAAGCGTCGGCGTGAGCGCCCGGTCCGAAGTCTCCCCGAAAAGATCGTTGCGGTAGAAAAAGCGACGCAGATGCGCGATCTGGTCATACGGCAAAACCACCGATTGGCCCCCGAGAAACCGGAATCTAACATTCGGCATCGTCTGCCCGCGAGGCGGTTCCAAAAATTCCACCACGGATGCCGGGATCGGATAGAATCCGCGAACCATTGCGCCGGTCTCGTCCCAATCGATGAAGATAAACGCATTGTTTTGCAAATACAGGAGCGTGACGACTTTATACAGAAAATCGTATGCGCTCATGTACGGATTAGGACGGACAGAAAGCAATCGCTCAATATGCGATTTCATTTCCTGAACGCCGTCAGCCGTGACCCGGATATGCTTGGGTTTCAACTTCGCGGCATTCCGGGCAATCGCATCGACGGCCGCCCGCACCACGTCGCTGTCGTAGGCGTCACCGGAAAAGGGGCTGAATGTAGGGTTGAATCCATTCAGCATCCGCAGCAATGTCTGCTGTTTTTCGCTCGGCCTCGTTTTCCCGCCGAAAATCATCTCGAAAAGCGATCGTTTTTGTTTCAAGCCATCACCCCCTCAAATGAGCGCACGGTAATCGTCCATGTGGTTAAAAAGCACAGTGTAGGCGATAAGCAAAGAGACAGCGCCGTCGATGCGCTGCCTCTGGTTCTGCCCCTTCACGGGCCGGATATTGTCATTGTCATCACGCTTGACGCTAACATTCGTAAGATTCCACTTTAGGATCGGATGATTTCCATAGTTGATCCGTTTCGCGGCCAGGTCAGCCGCAAGCTCCTTCATCGGTTGGCTGAGCGTTTGGGCGCCTTGCCGGACGACTTCCATCCGGAACCCGTGTGCCTCCATTTCGTCGACCCAATATTTTGAGTTCCATGGGTCATACCCGATCCAGACCGGATGGATGCTGTATTCCCGCACCATCCGGAGAAACCAAGCCGTGACGTCGCTATACCGGACCTTATTCCCTTCGCAAAGTGTCAACAGACCGCGGTCTGCCCATTTGTCGTAAGGGATCTTGTCTTCGCGCACCCGCTGCTCTACCACATCCGCCGGCAGGAAATATTGCTGCAGGCAATAGATCTTTTCACTGCCAGGTTTCATGATGAGCAGCGTCGCGCACGTCAAGTCAGTCGTGCTAGACAGGTCGGCGCCGCCAACGGCGTAGGTGTCGCGGATGTCGTCCATCGTGAATGTCTCTTCATTGTTGACCTGGTCGAACGTGAGCCACGTCCCCGCCACCGTGTCCCGGAGATTGAAATCCTTCGTGAGCACGGTCGGCATAAAATCCGGATCGTTCTTCGCCCGCTCCACGTTCGCCGCAAGCTCATTATAATCCTTGATCGTGCCCAGACCCGGATTGGCTTTTTCCCACATCCGGAAGTCTGTCCATTCGGACCTGTCGTCCAGCTCGTAGATGAACGCCAGAAACCGCTCGTCCTCGACGATCCCGTCCAGCACATTACAGGCATATTCATAGATGCTGTCATAGATGCACTCCCGCACAAAGCCGGCTGTCGTGATCATGTCGAGCAACGGCTGCTCCCGGGCCGTCATGGCCTGCTTGATCACGTCGTACAGGTTGCGGTCCTTGATTGCATGCAGCTCGTCCATGATGGCATAGTGTACGTTGAGGCCATCAAGGCTGTTGCTGTCGCTGGCGAGCGGCTCGAATTTCGAGAACGTCACCGGAAAGTACAGGTCCGTCTTGCGTTTTTTTATGTGCTTCGACAGCGCCGGGGATTGGGTGACCATATTGTGCGCCTCGGTCCAGACGATCCGCGCCTGGTCCTTCTTCGTTGCAACACTGTAGACCTCTGCGCCGCCCTCACCATCGGCCAACAACATATAGTTTCCGAGCGCCGCCTTTTCCGTCGACTTCCCATTCTTGCGGCCGACGATCATTAGCACCTCACGCGCCCGGCGAAGCCCTGTTTCCCGGTGTACGAATCCATATACAGCTTGAATCTTGGCCTTTTGGAATAACTCAAGGCGGACTGGCTTGCCGGCCCATTTCCCCTTACTGTGTTTGCAGAACCGTTCGATGAACTCGATTGGACGGTTTGCTTTCTCCAAATCAAAAACCCACGGATCACGCGGGTTCTCGAGTTCTTCGACCAGCTTCTGGTATTGCTGTTTAAGCCGCCTGCACGCCTGAATCTCCCCGGACTGTATTTTGTTCCAATATTCGAGGATGTAGTTAGTCATTTCCCGGCACCCTTAACGAAGCTCATAAGCTCATCTTCGGTTGATTTATTTTTCGCTTCGTCGGGGAGAAGATCGAACAGCGCTTTGCAAACGGCAGCATAGTTGCGAACCATCGTGTTGTATGTCTTCGCAGCAGGGTGTTCGCGCAGCATGCGCTGCTTCCCCTGCTCGAACATCTCAACCGGGCCATCCTCGTTCATGATCTCCTGCAATTCCTGGAGCGTAGCAACCATGAACGCGGCTTGTGATTTCAAACCTTCGGCCAACTTCTGCTTATCAGGAGGCAGGTTCTTGAATATCTTATCAAGTTTGGCCAACTCTTTTTTTCTCAGCTTTTCTTTTTGCTCTTTATCCATTAGTTTTCACCACCAATCTAACCCCCCTCGTGCGCGAATCTTGTTCCGGGGTTTTTGTGGGTGGTGCGCGCGGTGTCAATCGCAGGCCCGCCTTTCAGAGACAGGGGGGGCTACCGCGGCACCAAATCCCCGTTTTCGTCGAACTTCAGCCCGCGAACGGTTACGCCGGTGCCTAAATGCTCCTCGTTGTGACACTCCTGACATAGCAGTTCCAAGTTGTCAAAGTTAAGCGTGACGTTTGGGTCATTGATGTTTTGTGGCGTCAAATAGACTTTGTGGTGGACAATCTTCCCTGGACCGCCGCACCGTTCACATATCCCATGCTTGGCAATAAAAAAGGCCCTTCGGCATTGTTTCCATGCCTTTGACCGGTAGAACGCTTCTGCAAATTCTCTCGCCACTTTAGATCACGTCGTCATCAAACCTCAGCCTGTCATTATGCATCTTCGCCCAACGCAACGCTTTCGGTATGTCCATGTGCCCGTTACCGTAGCAAGTCACGACGACGATGGTTTTTCCGTTTACCTCGCGCACCCACCAACTATTGAGTGCACGGAACAAGTAATAAGGCGGCTTGTCCAACTTAATTTCGGACTTAAGCCGCCTGATAAGTTCGTTCCGGTCAATCTCTTCTACTCGCCGGCAATATTGTTCATGTGCGTGCTTTGTGACGACAAGATCATACATTGCTCCCCTCTCCCTGTTGATTTTGTTTGATGCACTCCTGCCACGGGCAAAACTGCACTGTTCCTTCCCACCGTCCCCATGGACACCCGATACATTTGCGCGGCTGTTTCAGTTTGCGTTGCTTCTCCATCCGGTTCAGCCGGCTCCCAAATTCACCCGCCATGGTCTTTCCCTTCCAACTTCAACGCCACCGCCATCATGGCGCGGCAGAAGGCGTGCTCCAGGTGCTCGTCCTGCGTGTCACCGGCCAGATAGGCGAACACATGGGCAAGCAGATGATTCAGATGATCGCGAATGGGAATTTTGCGCCAGTTTTCGTCTCCGTACTTTTCTGCGCCTTCATGCAGAACCTTTGCCAATGCGAACATAGCGCGTGAATCAACCAGATCGAAGCGGTACGGCAATTTCGACTGCTTCCCGCCGGCCTCATTCACGACCGTAGGAGCATCTGGACCGACGCCGATGATCGAAACATGTATTTGGTTTTTCGGCTTTTGGACGCTGGTTCCGACATTCGGCGGGAATCCGGCATCCTTCGTCTGTGATTGAAGCAAGTTTATCACCTTCACACCATTGCCAGATTTGCCCGTTTCATCACGAGATACTCGATCCCGTCCCGCATATCGCGGAAATCCACGATCTTATTCCGGTCCGGGAACAGCACGCACATCGGAACTCGCGGATCGCCTTTCAGGCCGCCTAGCCACTGGCTGTAATCGTCCGTGATCTTGTAACTGCCCGTGCGCATCCATACCGTATCTTTACCGCCGACCGTCTTGGCGTGCGTTTCATTCGTGTGGATGTGGCCAAGCGCGATAATGTCCGCGTGCGTAGCATTAAACAGGTTCCGCTGGCTATTCGTCGTGTTCAGACTGGAGTTGTACCGGTACGCGTGATGCGCATGTATCCGGTATGTCGCTTCGCCCAGCCTGATGATGATCTCCCCGCCGTACCAAAGGTAAGGGGAGTCAATGCGGCGCGCCAGGTACTTTATGAAGTCCTCGCCCGTCTCTTTCACAGACCACTGATCATGGTTGCCCTTCAGGACGGCGAGGTTGCCGCGCTGATAGTATCGGGTGAAGAAATATTCGCAAAGTTCCTTCTGCTTGTCCGCCGTTACGATCTGTTCAAACGATCCACCCGGATGGCTCCGCGTGATGTAATTGTCCGTGTAGTCACCCATCAGCACATTGTAAAGGCCGTCCGTAGCGGCAATGATCTCGCTGTCAAGGCGAAGCTGTTCGTGGTCCGTATACAGACCTCCAAGGTGCCAGTCTCCGGAGAAGCAGATGCCGATGGGTTTGTCATCGTCAATCTCGATCGTCACCGATGTCTGCCGATCGTCCAGTTTCTGAAACTCCCTTTGCGCCTGGATGACGACCGAAAGAAGCTTCTCGGGATCGTGTTCGTCGGCGTTTTTGCGGTCGAGAAAATGAATGCCGGCCTTTTGACTGCCGGCGCGCTGCAACTTTTTGCGAACTGCCTCACCGGTAAACTCACGACCAAACTTTCGGGTGAGTGCTTCGGCGTATTGGCGGTATGTATGATCAGGGTTCCTTTCCATCAGTTCCAGCAGATAGGCATACTCTTCGGGTGTCCACGAAACAACGCGCTGCACACCCACACCCCCATTCAAAACAAAACAGCCCGCGATATGCGGACTGTGATAAGAGTGGCTCTTTCCACTCTCTCGCACGAAGTTGCGACCGCCCCGCCTCCTATTCCGGCCAACCCACAATCGTAACCAGCATATGAACGCGAGCCTTCGGTTGAACCAGAATTCCCATAGCCGAAGAGGCTTTGGTTTCGGACAGCGGTGGCGGCCAGTCCAAAATTTCCCGCGCGGGGAATATTTCTGCCGGCCTACCGGCGTTGCGGATGTACGGCGTTCAGGGAATCTCCCCTACTTGCCGCGCGGCCCCGGGAGCAAGGAGCCCACGCCCGAATGGCGCTGCCAGCCTAACGCTGACCTTGCTTTCACCCCGCGCATGCCGCTGTATGTGATGCCCATCTGAACCTAGGATACGCGCAATTGTTCGCGTCAGACGAGCGAATCACCGTTGGGGCGTTCGCCCCGTATCACCTCCGCAAATACAGGATCACCACAAGACGTTGTAATTTGCGGAGTGCTTCAGTCTCCCGGCCCCACCCTGCCGATCATGGAGACTTTACCCGTGCGGGAGCCAACCGGCAGGCTCCCACGCTCAACCTTCTTTACCTCATTACCATATTATCACGGCATTTCGCTTTTTTGTTCGCATTCTGTTCGCATTTTTTTCGCGTTTCTTTCGCATTTCTTTCGCGCTCAACCAGCAATCTTCGTGAATTCCTCGATCGCCTTCCTTTTCCACCGGTAAAAAACGTCTTTGGAAATGTTCATCGCGTCGGCGGTCTCGCTCCAGGATTTGCCCTCGATGAAGTGGAGCCGCAGGAGTCTTGCATATTCCGGTTTATATCGCTCCAACGCCTTCACCGCGTTATCCACGTACTCGATCTCTGCTTTCAAATCCTGAAACTCCGCCATCCTGTCCAGCACTTCGTCAATGTCATCCCTTTCGTCCCACCCACGCGCGGCGATGACCTTTCGGATCTTTTCGCGCAACTCCCGCAGCAGTTTCGTATCCTCTTCGTCTGCCCCCTGTTTGGGAATGGCCGCAAGTTGTGCCTTTGTGCCGGCGGGGTACCGCGTCAGGTAAGCATGGGCCACGGATTCCAGCTTCTGTTCTCGTTTGTTCAGGTACATGTAAGTCGGCAGCCCGCGGAATTTTCGATGCAGTTCCTGCAGGTGATCATCCTCGTTCAACCGGCTCACCGTAATTCCGGCGCCGACGCTATACGTGGACAGTACCTCCAAGCGAGCACGTTTTTCTGGATACCTGGAGAGAAGGTCGAGGACCATTTCTTCTTTCAGTGCAGCACCCATCCCCAACACCCCACATGTGGTATAATGGTGTCAGGCGATTCCACATTTTCCCCCGCCTGATCCCCTGCTTGGGCGGGGGATTTTGTTTCAGTCCATCTCTTTAATTACGACTATCACCATAGCCGCGATGCAAATGAGAAACACGCATCCAAAAATCGCTTCAGGCCAACTCACTCCACCGTCACCCCTTCCGGCGGCTCAGGCAGCGGTTGCCAGTGCGTTATCTTAGGCAATCTCCATCCATCAGCATCAATGAAATGCTTACCACGATACTCTGCCACGCTTTGCAAGCCCTCTGTCGAGATAACCAACACTATCTCCCCGATTTCCGGCAACCGCTCTTTAACGCTGATCCATTGGCTCATTCCACCGTCACCCCGCATTCTTTGAGGATGTCGCGGGCGCGTTGGCCGCAGTCGTGCAGGATCGGTATGTCTGGTATCGGCGGCCAAAACCGAACGTAACCGTATTGATCCCCTGCATACCACCGCAACACCTCGATCAGCTTGTCACGTTCCGCCTTATGATGGTTCGCGGCCTTGATCGCCAATTCCTGAAACTTATGCAATTCTTCACGCAACATGTTGCTTTCTTTGCGCGTTTGTTCCAACTCGTCCAGCAAGAACTCGACGTCATCGGCATAATCTTGTCCGTCAACCCACGATCTATCGGTTTTCCGTGCTTCTTCAGCCGATTTCCGAATCTCCGCGATCTTCTTTTCCCGATTCATGGTCATCCCTCCAATACCTTCACATGTGCGCCGCATTTATGGTTCGGTTCCTCCAGTCCGGCTAGTTTCATGTTTGTACTATCCGAGAAATATACGGTTACTTTCGGAATGCATTTTGGACATAATACCGTTGAAACACTCGTCGTTTGATATTTTTCGCCGCATTTCCAACAGATTGATGTCATGCCGTTTCCTCTCCTTTCTCAAGCCTGAATCCATCTTTCGGGCTCCACCAAACAGCATCTGCGTAGTACATTGCCAGCATGGTCAAATCGATATCGGTTTCTCCGCCGTCCGTGGCTTCGTCGATCTGTTCCGCCGTAAACCCGGCGTCAAGCAGAACCTTCCGGTTTTCCTCGGTGTTCGCTGCAACGACATATTCCAATTTTCCACAACTGCTCGACCAATCGATAACCTCAAGTGAATTAAGCGCGTCAATCATGGCTTGTTTCATGCCGTTTCCTCTCCTTTCAGCAGTTCGGGGTTTTCGTAGATGTTGCCGATGACTTCTCCATACTCCCACCGATCAGATTCTTCATCCACGCTAAACATGTAATCGTAGTAGTCTTTTCCGTTGTCATGGCACTGGAACATAAACGATCCATTTCTGAATACTACGATGTTGAACGGCCTGTCCAAATCTGTTGAAATGATATCCCCTTCATAAATCTCCTTGCCGTTCTTGTCTTTGAGGCCGGTCGATTGCCCAACGGTTTTGGGATCGACAGGGATAATTTCGGACAATTTTACGATCCTGGCGGCGTCCAGGAACATATATGTCATTCCCGTGTACGGCACGAATAGAAGGCTGCCATACACCCATTCGCCGTTGTCTTTACGCTTTCCCCTGAAACGTATCTCACGCATCAGTTCCCGTCTCCTTCCCTCACCCGTTCCACCTTCGCCGCATTGGTCGGTTCGGTTGCGGTGGAGAGGGCTTCGTCGATGATCCGCTCGACGCGTTCAATCGCGTTTGTGGGATCGACCCAGCGCAATTCCGATTTTGTCATCTCCAACGCCGCCCGCAGACGCTGGACTTCGGTTTGGTCGGCGTCGAAACGACCGCACTCGATCTTGGCAACAATCTCAGCCAATGCATGTGCTTCTCTTACAAATTGCGTTTCATCAAGGCGTTTTTTGAGCCACTCCAACAACGCTTTCTTGCTCACGTATTCACTCATTGGCGTTTGCTCCTTTCTCGACAACCTCAAAATCAATCACCCACACCGGCGTGTCCGGCTCCCAAAACCCATATATCCGCCTGAACACCTCTTGGTACTCCGCCACCCTCCCGTACCCCTCAGCGATCGCATCGGCCTCCGTGATGTCTCCGAGGCATTCCTGGCGGACAGCCATAATTCGCAAATTCGCAAAAGGCTTCGCGTAATAACTGACCCTGGCCTGATGTATTGAACCAACTTTCCAGCGCCGACGGCCGATTCGCCGCGTCTGCGTTTTGCGGCCCGCCAAGATCATCGGTATGTGCTCGGGTTTGAAGAGGATCATGCGACCCACCCTCACATCCCACAACGCCCGTCCCGGCAGTCGATGCCGTAGACGGTGGATTCGTCGGGAATGTTCATCTTCATCGAAGCATCAACCCAGGTGCAGACTTCCTTTTCAAGCGCATATTCGTAGCCGCTATGGATCTCATTTCCGCATTTGCATTGCACGAAATCGCGAAGATCAGTGCCGAATCTGATTGGTTCGTTCGGAACATCGCGGAAGCCAGGCACAACATTCATAGACGTTCCGCACCGTAAACATGTAATGCTAAATCCTGTCATCCCTCTTTCCCTCCCAAGAACACAAACTCCGCCTGGCCATTCACGAAGGTGATTGCGACGCCAACATCCGTCTCCGGATCACGGATCTGGCGCGACCTCCGGTCGAATTCCTCTTTGCGCCTAACGCCAGAACCAAATGATTTCCCAACCCGAAAACGGAATACGCAGACCAATTCACTGTCATATTTGCTTCCTCGTATCCTGACGGTTTTCCGAAGTTCCACTTCTTCTTCAATCCCGAATTCATGGAGGAAAATATGGGTTGGAACAAAGCTCGACTTGTCTTCCATCACAACACGTGAGTAATCCAAGATTTCCCTGAACGTCATCTCCGGGTAGTCCATTCCACCACTTCCTCGCGGGCCGATCGGTCACAGCCGCAAGATGAACAGGCCGGCTCTTCGATTTCGTTGGCTTCCTGCTGTTTGATCGCGTACTCCAGGCCACAGTCCTCACAGCGGAAAGTCTCCCAGACAACTTTCACCTCGGATACACCTTCTTTTCCCGGAAGTTGACACGGATGTGCCGCTTCTTCGCCTGCATGCGCCGCCGGATCTCTTCCAGCGCGGCCATCTTGTGCTGCAGCGGCGCCTCGGTGTCGTTATAGGCGATCTCGTAGAGCTGGCCGAGCGTGGCCTGTCTCCAGTTCATTCTCCGCATACCCCCTCAACATGGCTTCCGATCGCCTCGATCATCTTCCGCACATCCTCAACGCTCGTTGCAACCATCGTCACAGCGCCGGCTTCCGCCCACTTCGCCAGTTCATATTGCTGCAACTTCGTCGGCTTCTCACCGGGGCGCTTGACTTCGATCTCGATATGCCGACCGCGGAAGCATGCCGTGATGTCCGGCGTCCCGGCACCACTGAACGCGCTCCCATGGTTGTTGCGGGCCCGGCAGCCGGGAAGACTGTTCAGGTACCGGAGGATGGCTGATTGAACGGATGCTTCTCGTTTAGGCGCTTGAGTGCGATGCGCAGCCAATCCAACCACCTCGCCAGATATTTCTCTTTCATCTCGTCGTATTCCGCCTGGCTGCTCCAGGCGACGCGGCCGGTCGGGTCGATGTCCGGCCTGAGCACCCAACCGCTTTTCCCCGGGCGGATCCGCGTGCCGCCGCAGCGCATCCCATTCAGCACGCCGCAGAACTCGGCCGACTTTTCGGGCTCCATCGGGTGAAACTGGTAGGCGATCCGGAGCAGTTCGTTCCACAGGTGCGAGTCCTCAGCAAGATCCGGCCGCGGGTCTTCGTAGATGGGCGGCGGCGTATGAATCTGTATAGTTTCCGGTTCGGATCGAGTCGTCGTTGCAAGATGCTTTGCGATGATACCCATTTGGCGTTCTCCCTTCAAAAGTGACCCAAGTGACCCAGGTGACCCACCTAGTGACCCACCAAAAATCCAATAGTATCAAGGGGTTTGGGCAAAGTGGGTCACTCGGGTCACTTTTTTTTGAAAAAACATATCTTATATATGACCACCTACCTTTGAATGTTTTTTTTCAGATATCAAGGTAGGTAGGTGTGCATATAGGGAAAATACTTCGTATTTTGTGACCCAAGTGACCCACTTTCTTTATAAAGCCGTGTCGTTATTGGGTTCTCTGGTGGGTCACTTAGTGGGTCACTGGGTCACTAACCCCATCATCTGGGTCACTTTTATTCGCGTTCATCTTTACGCTGATAAAGAACATTCGTTCGTTGTTTACTTGCAAACGGACTTTAAAACGTTTTTTTCCATCGCTCGGTTTGATTTCGGTATCAATCCAGTTGCGGTCCGCCCAGTCCCGGAGGACTCTGCGCGGATTAAACCCGCCTTCTTTCATGGCTTTTTCGAAAACTGTCGGGAAGATACAAAGTCTTCCCAGTCGTTTTATCCCGAACCATTCCCGCGGTGGATTATCGTCGAATGAACTGACATTTACGTGATACCAACTCATGAGATATTCATAAGCCCGATTCGCCTCGTCCGCCTCGGCCGCCGTTTCCAACTGCCCCAGAATGGTTTCGGCAAGCGTCGTCGCCTCCTGGAAAGCCCGTTCGTCATCGGCGCCGAAAATCCACATACTTGCGTAGTAGTCGGCCAGCATCACCGTTGTCACGGCGGCGAGATGGCTTCCCATGTGCCCGGTCTGCTTCGATTCCCAATATTCGAGCATCTGCTGATAGTCGTCCTTGAACACATTGGGATCGTTTTTTAGTTCAGCCAGCACCCGCTGCACGAACGCCGGACCGGCCGTTCCGTAGTTGGATGCGATCCCCTGGTGCACCCGGCGCGCCAGGACTTCGTCCTCGATCGGCACGCCGTAAATCTCGAGCGTTCGGGTCTTAATCCCCTGTGTGGATGAGTCTGTGGAAAGCGGTTCCTCACCTGTCGTTAGCGCAATCGTCCGCCAACTCTGGAACTGCTGCAGGCCTCCGCCCTTTGCGCCACGGGCTTTTCCTTTCCCAAGACCGAGCAGGTAAACGAGCGACTCAACAAACCCCTGCTTGTCCCCCACAACTTGCCGTTCGTCGATTCCAAGTGGCAGGTCGCTGTAGAAACCCGCCAACCGTTCGAGACCGACTTTCGTCGCGTTGAAACTCGCCATGATCGTATCCGGTTCGCCCCAAACACTGAGCGCCGCTTTCAGACTGGCTGTTTTTCCTCCCCGGGACGGCCCCCAGTTGTGGATGACGAACACCCGCTGATTCACAAGGGAAAGCAGCGGCGCCGCAAATGACGCGGCCAGCGTGAACCGCGCGATCGGATATTTCCGGATTGGCTCGATAAACCGGATCCAATCTTCCAGCGTTCCCTCAGACCGATATCCGCTGGCAATCGCGGCCGTACCGCCGGGTTCAACATCCAGATGAATGTCGTCGGCAGCGCCAGGCAAGAAGCGGTTTGATCCAATCCATCCGAGATGCGACACCGATTTTACGAGCGGCAGCGTGTCGAGGTTCGCGCTCTCAAAGTCTGACAGATACCGGACCAAATGCCGGGCGCTCTCCGACGAAACCGGCAGGCTGTGCGCGGCAAGGGACACCACACTGGAGCGATTGAACACGGTCGGCCGCGCTGCGGTAATGTACTGCCACTGGCCGTCCCGGTAAAAAGCTAACTCGACTTTTTCCTCGCCCGTGTCGATGTTTTGCAGCCGCTTGGTGAGCAGTATCGGGACCGGACAGGCGCAAACCGGGCCTTGCGGAGTGTCCTGCCAAACGCCGTTTTCGTTCAGCGTCCACTTATATGGCCGGCGCAACTCCTTGATTGGCAAGTCCGGAAGGATGTCTTCCAGCGACGGCGGTTTCTCGTCGGGTTGCGTCAAGCGGAGCCCCTGTTCTTTGGCCTGCCGTTGCTTGACAGCGCGTTCCAGGTCATTCAGGTTGATGACACCTTTTCCGCATATTTCCCGTATTTGTGCCTTGGCCTTCGCATACTCCGCGGCATCTCTTTGCCGCAGCACCGCCAGTGCGCCGATTACTTCGTCGTCGTACACGATTTCGCGTTTTGGCTCTTGGCGAAGCTGTCTGATCGCACTGTCAACGGTGATTTTTGCCAGTACGAGCGGACTGGACACAAACCCCACCGGCGCCTTGACGCCGCACCCCGCGGCCGGGCAACCGGTGAAGCCGAGGCTGTCCTGGATGTATGCGCACGTGTGCGGTTCCCCATCTCGCAGGGCATGCTCAATCTTTTTGTCCGTCTCCACCGGTGAGTACCCGGGATATGGTCGGCTGAGCTCATGGATCAGTTCCCGCCCGCCATCCGCCCGGGCGAGGTTCGAAATCATGGCGTACCATTCCGGCTCGCTTAACGTCTCAGCATTGTCCCGGCAATGCTGGCAGAACGCACAGTTGGCCAGAATCACGTCCGCACCGGCGCTGACCGGCGGCCGTGTGACCGGTTTCGGTTCGCACCCTGTTGCCTGCGGTGGATCCGGTTTCTTCGTCAAGAGTTCCATCAGCCACGCTGGCGGATCCGCCAGCTCGGCTTCATCCGGACCTAGCTCCCACTCGTACCGTCGCCCCGATGGATGCACCGACGGAGGTGCGACGATGTAACCGCCGTCACCACGGAAATCGAGTCCCGGGAGTTTGCCGGCAAAGTTCCGCCATTCTCCACCAGGATGCCGGAATAGATAGTGACGCCCTTTCCCTGTATTCGTGTGCGGTGTACGAGGAATATTGCCGCCGGCAATCTCTTCGAGCGACCGGCGACCGTCCTCACCGTCAACGTCCAGGACGATGATGCCCGAAACCGCTCCGGTGGCAATCCCGATGTTCGCATCCGGCCAGCGTTGCCACCACGAACGGACCTCTTCCTCCGTCGGCCGGCGGGTTTGGTATTCCTTCCACGAAGCGAGCGCCGGTTTTTTGTCCCGCGGCCGGAGGGGGATGACACTCCAGCCGCGAGCAAGATAGTCGAGGGCAAACTTGAGAGTGTCCAAGCCCCTCCCCTCCAGATTCATGCGATGTCGTCTTCAGCCGCCTGCGCCTCTTCTTGGACGTCCGTAATGTCGATCGTCACGTTGCGCAGAATCGCCTTGATCCCGGCCGCGTACTCCTTGAGGTGGGCAATCTCCTCTTTGGAGAGGTCTTTCACCCGGGAGAATACGCCCTTCGAATATGTGATCCCGCCGGCGTTCGTCGCCTTCGTGAGTTTGATCCTCGTCACGACGCTGTACGGTTTCTTCAGCTTCGACGTCAGGTTCACCATGTACGTGTTCCATTCCCGCACGCTTGTCGGCGGAATGGTAAGGACCAGCGGCAGGATCTCGCCTTCGCGCAGGATCGCTACACGCTTCATGTTCTTGCACGCCTTGCCGCGGCCGTCCTCGGCACTGCCGAACTGATTCAGCGGGCAGGTGGCGCATTCGCGGCACCCGCCGGCCCAATCCAGCGGGGCGCCGGGGCGGGCAAACCCGACTTTTCCGTCCATGGAGACGCAATCCGGTGGGTTTTTTTGACCGTCGTATTTTTGCGACCAGTAGGCATTGGCGCTGTGCTGGTCGACCACGACGCCGACAAGCTCCGAAACGACGGCCGTCTCGTCTTCACCCGGAATCTCGAACGCGAGGCCGCCGCCGGACGGGAATTTCACCCGCGGAAGCTCGGGAATCATGCCGTCCAGATTTTCTTCGAGGACTTCCCGGACTTCGTCCGGCTGGGACAGAATCGGAAGATCGATCGTGGGATTTACGATTGCGGGAAGGTTAGGATTGGTCATGGCTTCATCGCTCCTTTGTCTGGATTAATTGCGTCCTTTCCGGATCGCGACTTTCTGCTTCTGGTAGATGTTCAGCATGGAAGTGAATTCTTCCGGAAGTTCGCCGCTGTCGTCGATTTCCTTGTACAGAGACGTCAGCGACTGCGTGCTAACCTGCTCTTTGATCAGGTCGCCGTAGCCGTTTTCCCTGAGCCACTGGAACGCGGCTTCCTTGCACTCTGCTTTGATGCTGGCGTAGGTCTTGATCTCCGGGCGGAACGTCCGGCCGGCACGGGTAAATTTTTCGACTTCCTCCGTCATCATCAGATCGAAAAGCTGCCGCTCGGTCTGTTCCTCAAGAGCCGTAAGCTCTTTCCGTCGTTCCTCCAGCCGGTCGAGCTCATCGCGGATTTCCAGCAGCCGGTCGGCCAGTTCAAGCATGGGATTAGAGATTTGTTCAGTCGTGTTCATGTCCATCCTCCTATCGCAAAAATTCACGCCACCGATCCACGACCAGATCGGCCAGGTTTTTCTTCTCACGCAGCGCTTCGAAAATCTTCTCGTCGACCGTCCCGGTAGCGATCAAATGAATATGCGTCACGGTGTTGCGCTGGCCCACGCGGTGAATGCGCGCTTTCGCCTGTTCGTAGTTGGCAAGTGAGAAATCCATGCTGTAGAAGATCGCCGTATCGGCTGCCGTGAGTGTGATGCCAAGCCCAGCCGTCTGAATCTGAGCGACGAATACGCGCACTTCCGGGTCTGTTTGGAATGCCTGCACCGCTTCGCCGCGCGCGGATTGATCGACCTCGCCGGTGATGTACCGGTACTGGATCCCGCGCTTTTCGAGTGCGGCGCAGATCGTCCGAATCTCCGGGATGAACCTGGCAAATACAACGACCTTCTTCCCGGCGTCAAGCAGATCGTCCATCGTTTCCTCAAATGCGCGCATCTTTTCATCGCCGACCGAATGCGTTCGCCCAGTCTCATCGGTCAGGAACCCGCCCGTCAGTTGCGACAACCTCAGCAGCTTCGTGAGCACGTTCTGCGCTGTCACTATGCCGTTCTCGAGCTCGGCGATCGCTTCACGCCTGAGTTCGTTGTAGAGGCGCATCGTCCGCGGGTCCAGCTCAACAAATCGCGGCTGAATCGTTTCTTCCGGCAGATCCAGCGCCTCAGCCTTGGTGACCCGGAATGCAATGCTGTGCGCCTTTCGCACCAACTCGTTCAGATTCCGGTACCCAACGATCTTTTTGAACGCCCCGTTCTGCCCTTCGAACGCCATCATGTCGCAATATCGGGCCTTGAACGCCGTGAAGCTTGTCCCGAAGATGTCCGGCTGCAGGAATTTGTACTGGCTGAAGAAGTCGACTGGCGAGTTCGTGACCGGTGTTCCGGTGAGAATGAGCCGATATGCGGCCACCGCCCCGAGCCGGTGCATCGCCTTCGACTGGGCCGCCCCTGGCGTTTTGATCCGCTGCGATTCGTCCGCGATGATCATCGCTCCACCCCGTCCGGCTCCCTGCAGCCACCGTTTCAGATCCGCTTCGATCCGCCACGTCGATTCGTAGTTGACGACGGCAACCTGCAAGGCATCTCCCGTCGGCGGAAAAGCGGCGAGCATGGCGGCTTTTTCCACGCTGGTTCCTTTAAGCGCGCGGCAGTCAACCGGAAACGCCGCATACTCGGCGAATTCCCGCGGCCACACCGGCACTACGGACAGCGGAGCGACGACGAGGACACGGCGCAGGCCGTCGTACTTCCAGCGGTGACCGGCGATCGCGATGCTGGTGAGCGTCTTGCCCGTTCCCATCTCCATGAGCAAGGCGACATTCGGAAGCGTGATGCCGATTTTGAACGCCTTCTTCTGGTGCAGGAAAGGCTTAACAAGAACCGGAAGCTCGACGTCCAAATCCGCATCGTCCGCGATCTCCTTCACCGCTAGGGCCGTCTGTTCGCGCTCTGCGACTCGCTGGACGGCTTCAGCTGCTTCAGCGTCTACCTGCAGAGGGGGGAACATCCGGCGCAAATCGGCGAGCACTTCAGGACGAACGGCGTAACTCCATCCCTTCGCCACAGGATCCCACTTGGCCCCGGAGACCGCCTTTGCAAGTTCCCGGTCCGCATACGGGCATCGTAGCAGAAGGCGGCCGTCTTTCAGGCCAAGTCTCGGGATTTGGTAAGCGGCCTGCAATGATTTCACTCCTTTCATGCCGGCTCACCGGTCCAAGCTTGTTACTGGCCGCCACTCTGTGGTAGAATGGCGGCAAGGTTGGTTTTTTCTTTACGCAGTCGCTTTTTGCGGCTGCTCTTTTTCTTTTTCCGGCGGGAACATCTCGATCAGCACATCCCGCAGCACGCGCAGCCCGCGCTCGTTGATGAAGATCGACCTGGCCGGGAAGTAGACACCGTCATCCGCGCTTTCGCCCTCGTAGATGGTGATGGCTTTCGTAGCGGCATGGATCTGCACGACCATGTTCGCACTGAGCGGTACGGCTTTGTCCATTCTCGTGCTCACCTCCTTCACAGAACCTGGAACCGCCGAACCCCTACGATCTGCCCCTCAGCATCCCGCACTACGCTGCCCGGACCGGTGTCGGGGCCGATCAGGTCGTAGCGTTTCCCGGCGGTCGCCTGAAGTACAAGCAGCGAGACGATGTACATTGTGCCAAGCTTCGGGTCCGGAAGCCCTTCGATTTCGCCGAACGTGGTACGTGCGATTTCGATCCCGTCCACCTTGCCGACGATTTCGGTCGAGCTCTTCACCCGGGCAACGGTGCCGGATGCCGGGTAGGTCTTGATGATGTTCTTTCCGTCGGCGTCGTAGACGTGCACGTCGTGAGGCGTCAGGTTGATGATGTCCATGTCTGGTTTCACCTCCTTTCAAGATGCCAGATACGCCACCCACGTCCCCGCCTCCACGCGGCGGACGAACTCCTCGAATGTGATACCGTACCGCTCACGGATGCGGAAGTGGACGAAGTAGTCGCCGAGCTTTTCCAAACGTGCGTCGTCCATTTAAGACCGTCCTTTCTCAAACGCATCCTCAACAGCGGCCTGCAGGATTGAATATCCGCGGATGGCATCTTCGAGCGTCCAATGCTCGCGCAACCACCGATCGTAGCGGTCACCGTCACAGGCTTCCGCGATCCACAGCAAGGTGTCGGGCATGGTGCGGGTCACCTCTTCCTCGCAAACATTGCCCGTTTTGGCAGCCACCTGGCCACCTCGACCGGCGTGTGTCCTCGCCAGCCGCATGCCGGGCAGTGCACTTCGTACATGCACGCTGTCTGTCCTTCCAGGCTCCGCATCAGGCGGCCGTAGAACGTCGTGAGGTATGCCTGGTCGCCGCACTTCGGGCATCTGTCGTCGTCGAGAATGTTCAGACGCCACGGTTCGAATAGCGCGATTTCCATGTACCGTCGGATGTCGTCCGGATAGGCGCGGGTCCAAGCCTCGACGTGCTTCCGGATCTTATGCTCGCTCGCGCCGTTCCGGCGGAACCGGTCGATGGTAACGCGCATCGCGTCGAGGGTCGTTTGTTGCTGGGCTGTGAGCGTCACCAATCCGGTCTACCTCCCTTCCATCTCAATCGCCGCCCGCCAGCGGTACCCGTCGGCTTCGATCCTGCGGTGCAGGGCGGCCTTGTACGCCATCAGTCGGTCGAACCGGTATTTGTTGCGTTGGCTCCGCGGTCTGCGGTCCGTTGCGTATGCGGCGGCCTTCCGGCAGTAAAATTGAATGCGGCGGATGTGTTCCTTCACAGTGTCGTCACCTCCTCCGGCGGCTCCATCCCCCGCGCCGGCCGGTACGACCGGGCTGCCACGTCCGGTTCTCCGGCGCGCACCCGATCCAGCCGGTCACGGTACCGCTCATACATGCGGCGGGCCCAGCGGGCGAGGGGCTGGCGGCGTTCGAGCAGCGCGCGTTCCTCCAGGCCCAAGAAAAACAGGCAGATGGCGAGGAGTTGGTTGGTGCGGTTCATCCCGATGATAGGCTTCGTGGTGGTGGTCATCCGGTTCGGACCTCCTTTCGCTCGGCGAGCCAGCGGAGGAAGTCCGCTTTCTCCACGCGCTTCCCGCGCCGGCCGACGCGGAATGACGGGATTCCGCCATGAGCGGGAGAAATGTTCATGAGTTCGTAGACGACTTTTGGGCCGACGCGTAGGTATTTGGCGATGTCCTGTGCGGTGAGGATGTTTGGAAGATCATTCATTGGGCGAACCTCCTTTCAGGCGGTGTTTTCGCTACAGTTTTTCTGTAGTTCGGGGCGATAAAAAATGATGGATTCCATGGGGATACCGACGATCTCCACGAATCGAGCAGCGGTGTCCATCCGAAATATCTTCCGGTACTTTTCGTACTGGATGTAGGTTTTTTCGGACATCCCGAGCCGCGCTGCGACTTCAACCTGGGTCTTTCCGCTGATTTTCCGCGCCTGCTCAATCGTGAATTTCAAGCCTCATCACCTCCCGGTAGCTCTATGATAATACAGTTTTTCTGTAGTAGCAAGTCAAAATTACAGAATAAATGTAAATTTCACCTCGACGAAATGATGAAAATTCATTTTTACTGTACAAAATTACAGCTATATGTTAAAATCATGCCGGATAAGGAGGTTGTGGAAGGTGCGTGTTGGTGATCTTATTAAGAAGCTCAGGAAAGAGCGAAAGATGACTCAGGCCGATCTGGCCAAACTACTCGATGTAGCTCCCACCGCCGTCTCGGCCTGGGAGCGAAATGAAAATAGACCTCTTATGGACAAGCTCACAAAGATCGCGGAAATATTCGGCGTTCCCGTTACAGTTTTCTTCGAAGAGTTTGGTGTTTCGCCTGTCCCCGAGATGGTCCAGATCCCCATCATCGGCCGCATCAGCTGCGGCAACGGTGTCCTGGCGTATGAAGAGATCGAAGGCTACGAACCCATCCCCCGGGAGTGGCTCGGTCATGGCGAGCACTTTTTCCTCCGCGCGAAGGGCGACTCTATGTCCGGCGCCCGTATCGAGGAAGGGGATCTCGTGCTGATCAGGAAGCAGGACACTGTGGAAAATGGCGAGATCGCCGCCGTGCTGATTGGCGATGAGGCTGTCTTGAAGCGGGTCTACCGGCAGAACGGCACGATGGTGCTCCAGTCGGCGAATCCTAACTATCCACCGATCGTCTGCCCGCCGGCGGAGGCGCGGATCTTAGGGAAGATGGTTATGAACGTAATCAAATTTGAATAGGAGGGGGGGGTTTTCATGGCTTACATAAGACGACGCGGTTGTAAATGTCCGAAGGATGCAAAGCGTTGCACCTGCGGAGCGAAGTGGTCGTTCACCGTGGATATCGGGATTGATCCCGCGACTGGGAAGCGCAAGCAGCTCACAAAAAGTGGTTTCGATACTCGCCGGGACGCGGAGTTGGCGGCCGCCGAGGTGAAGGCCCAGGTGGCGGCGGGGACGTTTATAAAGGAGACGAGGACCACTTTTGAGGAATACGCGGATCACTGGTTTCGGGAATTTAAGTTGAGCGGTTGGAAGCCGAGCACATTGGTCCAAAAGGAATATCATTTAAAGAAATTGAATCAACGGTTTGCTAAAGCACCGCTTCCGCAAATTTCTCGAAAGATGTACAGGGAGTTTATTTTTGAACTTTGTAACGATCTCGGCCGCCGGACCGTTCAGGAAATCCACTGGACGGCTCGGGCGATCTTCCGCCTGGCCGTGGAAAACGGGGACCTAAAAAGCAACCCAACCGATTATGTGAGGGTGCCGATTGAAAAGAAGAGCGGCGACGAGGAAATTCCGAAATACTTGGAAAAAGAAGAGCTCGCAGGGTTTCTCCAGCTCGCTAAACGCCGCGGGCTTACCGGAGATTATCCGTTCTTCTTGCTACTGGCCTACACCGGTATGCGTATTGGAGAGGCGTGCGCGTTGAAATGGAAAAACGTGGATTTTGACGAGGGAACGATCAGTATCGAGGGAACGATATTCATCCCAAAATGCCGGATCGAGGGCTACCAAATCGTATCGCCCAAAACACCGAAATCCAGGCGGAAAATAGCCGTAGACAAGATCGTGCTGGAAGAACTGGCCGCCTGGAGGAAAATCCAAAACGAAGTCCGCATGCAGCATCGGAAAACATACCACGATAAAGGTTTTGTTTTCGGCAAAATAGAAGGGAAATTTCTGGGCTACCCGATTCCCGATTATACAATGCGTTACCGGATGTATCGGATTTTGCGCTGGATGAAACTTCCGTTCAAACCCACCCCGCACACCTTCCGCCACACCCATGTATCACTCCTGGCCGAAGCCGGGGCGTCCTTGCCTGCGATCATGGAGCGCGTCGGCCATGAGGACTCCGAAATTACGGAAAGGATATACCTCCACGTTACGAAAACGATGAAACGGGACGCTGCCGAGAAGTTTTCCGAGCTAATGCAGAATGTGGTCAAATTGTGAGCAAAAGCTCGACCACCGTTAAAAATGCCCAGTAACCACGGGGACTATCGGACTTTTTTATGTAATCATGTCCCAGATATGGAGGTTCGGGTCCATCCCGTGGTAGCGCAGCCGGTTGTTCAGTTCCACTCCGGCGCTTTTCACTTCGTCGATTTTGTTCTGAGCCAGATTTTTGTCCAGAAGAAGCGCCACGTCCACCTGCTGCCGGACCGAAGGTATATCCGTGTAAATGTCCGAGTACGGGATGTAGTTGTCGACTTCAAATTCCATCTCCGCGGTGCTTATCCGCCGGTCCGCTTCGGTGATGAATTCCGGGAACGTCTCCTGGCCAAAGTCTTCATCCACCGTTACGCGGATCCGATATTTGCCGAGTCTTCCTCCCGGCGGTGAGTATTCCTCTCCCAGCGGTCCGGAAAATTCGGCGATTTTCTGCGTATAGGTCTCGTTCCCTTGCACATCGTAAAAGACTTCGACCTTCTGGTTCCGGATGATGTCCCCGTCCGTGCTGACCGCGTCGTAGAAAAGCCGAAGCGTTTCCGTCCGCGAAATCTGGCTGGAATACGGATGCAGGATGATCGCCGGCGCGTGGTCGGGAATGACCGTGAACCTGAGCACATACGGGTCGGATGCGCGGCCAAGCGCATTGGTGACTGTAAGGGTCAGTTCATATTCGCCGGATTTTTTGTACAAAAACTCCTTGTAATCCTTGCCGTCCACCCGCATGCGCCGGTCCGCATCGGACCCTTCGATGGCCCGCCACGTCCACTGCGCATCCACCAGCGGGTAATGCGCGAGCACATAGGGATCGTTGGCGTTCGGGTCATCGGAGGTGTTCTCCACCGCCATTTTGCGGTTTTCCTTGAAGCTTCCGCCGTACAATTTGAACTGGGCGCGCGGCTTGGTATCGTGGACGTTGACGATGCGGTAGGTGTCGCACATGGTCGCGCCGTTTTCGTCTTCGCCCGGAAGCGGCGTCCACTTCATCGAGACGGTTACCAGCCCGTCTTTGTCGTCGCCAAAAACGTACCCGCCGCTGAAGAACAGGTCCGCATCCACCGGTTTCCCGTCGACCCAGACGCTGCGCGAGGCAATCCGGGAGAGATCGGTGTCGTCGGAAGCCGGGAACGGCACGATGTCAAAGGCGTCCCCCGGGATGTTCGGCTTGCAGACCAGAGGTTCCGGCCCTTCCTCCGGCGGAGTCACCTCCACCGGTTCCGTTGGCGGCGTGCCGTCAAAGCGCACCCGCCAGGTGGCCGTACCCACATCCGGCGAAGATTTTTTGTAATAGTACGCCTTGGCCGTCAGGGTAATGATGAGCTCATCGTTTTGCTTCAGAACCGACTTGTCAAATGTGATGGAAAGATCGGGAGATCGGACGGCTCTTTGTTTTTCGTTTTGCAAAACCAGATCGCCGTTCTTTGTGGATGAAAGTTTTTCGCTTTTTGATCCCCCGGGCCAGGAATAGGTGACCTCAAGTTCCCATTTCTCAACGTCGTAACGGGTATAATACAAAGCCCTCTCGAAAGAGTCATCTATGTAATCGTCATCGTTGACCTTGCCGGAAAGCTCCCAGGACCAGGTGAACGAGGGGCTGAGCTTTCCAAGGTCCGTTTTGATCTCCGTCTTCGGCTTGATCTCCGCCGTCACGCCGGGCTTGATCTTGTCGATAAGGGGGTCAATCATATATGTCTGGTACCAGATAGTCCCGTTATCGCTCTGGTGAAACAGCCGCCCCGACCCCGGCAGCTGGCTCGTCGGCGCCTGCTGCACGTACATGTAGTCGAACAGGTTCTTGGGGTTGTTGGTGTCCGTCACCACGTCCTTGGCCTGGTACTTGACGGTCACTTGGCTGCTTTTGATGATTCTGTTGGCTTCGTCTACGAGTCCTTGAGTGTAAATTTCATCGATACTTTTGATCTGCGTTGTTTCTCTCCAAAACGGACCGAAATCGCTTGGTTTGTTTCGGTTTCCGTTTAGAAGAGGACTTGACCATGGACGGTATATATATTTTTTCAGGCTCGGATCGATGCCGCTGTTTTTATCGTCGGGAAAATACGGGTTGGTGTACAGGTTGCCGTTGACATCCCACCCGTAGTATCGGTACTCGCCAGCTTGTCCCCCCTTATTAAAATAAGGGTGAATGCCTTGGCGGTCCGTGCGCTTATTTCCGTTGCTGTCCTTCCAATAAGTCCGAAAATCAGACGCTCCGTTGGCCGCTTCCGGTGTGCCGTAAGCCAGAACCGGCTCCCCTGCCGCCAGTGTATCTTCATACAGTTTGTAGTTGAAAAAGAGGTAGACATTACTTCCCGCCCGCTTTACGCACTTGATGCCGTTGGGCGGGTTCTTACCTGGAAATTTGGCGTCGTAGGCCGCTTCGCACGCGGCAAGGGAAGAAAGGGTGGAGGCTTTGGCCTCAGGTGGAAACGCCGGAAAAAGGCCCGCCGCAAGCGCCAGAGACACAAGGAGCAAAACGGCCTTTTTCGCTTTTCTTCCGCGCACTTATTTCTCACCCTTCCCTTCCTATTTGTCCCGGTATGCTGAAATGCTGATGTTGAGCGCATCTCCATGCGAGACGATCAAGATCTGCCTACCTTCCACCGTTTTTTCCACGGTCTCGTTTACGCCTTGGCGGGCCTTAAGAACAACGGACTCAATGAGCCGGTAGACGGAATCGGCTTCATTCTCGAAAATGAGCGACAGAAAATGCAGGATCTCCCCGCTAGCCCTCTCTAGCCGTCCTTCTGCCGTAGCCACACCCATTCCATAGACGTTTCCGGAAAAACCAAGACTCAGGTCATACCTTACTTTCCAGTTCTCAATGTCCCAAAAATAGAAAGCTCTGTAGTCCTCGTATTTCAATTCTTCGTTTTCATAGTATCCAAGACTTCCACCCTCAGCATCCGTCGCCCCCGGATAGTCCTTTTGTCGGCTTCGCATTTCGTCATAGACTCTTTTCATTTCTTCGTTTTCAAAAATCAAGATCATCGTGCCATAACCCGGATTAGGGACAATGGAATACGGCATTCCCTCAAGGCTTACGTTGACCTTTGTACGTTTTGAATCGTCCATGAGAAGGAGGCAGATCTTGGCCGCCTCCGCCCGGGTAATTTTACCCTTCGGGTTGAAATACCCGTTGTTGCCGATCATGATCCCGCGAAGGGCGACGTCTCCCACATATTCCTGCAGATAGAAGTCCACCTGGTCAAAATCCTTGAACAGCTGCGCACCCGCCAGCATGGAGTACTCCCGGACATGATGGCCGCGGAAGATGGTATCGAGTTTGGAAATGAATTTTGCCGCCTGTTCGCGGGTAATGGGCTCGTCGAAACGGCCGTCGAATTCGTCATGGATGAAGGCGTTGTTCTTGGCCGTCTCAATGTAGTTTTTGTACCAAGGCGTTCCATCCTCAAAATTGGCGGTGTCCTGAACCAGACGCGCCCGGCGCCAATCGGGCACCATATTCAGATACTTCTCGCTCCAAAAAACAAATCCCCTGGAGTCATCGGTGAGCGACATAAATGCCATCTTGATGAACTGCGCCGCGGTCACGGGGTCGTTGGGGCGAAAAGTGCCGTCGGGAAACCCTTTGATATACCCGCGCTCCACACCGGTCTGGATCGCCTCGTAGGCCCAGTGGGTGGACGGAACGTCGGGGAATCCGGTGTTGGCGTGCTGGTCAGTCGACTGGCCGCTTGCCGCGGGCACAGGAAAAAGGAAACCCGCCATCATGATGAACATCACGTACACCATGTAGTTACGTTTCAGCATGGCAACCTCCCCATTTATTCCAATGAGAAGTAAAACGTGCAATCAGGATTTTTCCAATGAATGGTTGGAATCAGGAGTGTATAATGGAGGCGATGAAGGGATGAAACGGCGTTGCCGCGCCGATTATCGCGAGGCTGGGGACGACCACCTTTGCGGGGCCGGGCGTCCCTTTTACTTTTGCGGCCACAAGCCTGAGCGCAAAACCGAAAACCGCCAGCCCGGCCAAGAGCAGGTACATCCAAAGCATCCCGTGTCACCCACTTCCGCCGGAATTAGCGAAGGGTGAGAACCCTTCAATCCCTCCACTATCACACTCCCTTGTGTTCTGGATTATGACTTATGGCAACCAAGCTTCTCCTGCGGTTATGTATCCGTGTCGAAAAAGCCGTTCAGTGTTGCGGGAGAAGGTTCGCTGTAAGCGTGAACGGCCAGCCATCCCGGAAGAAGAATGATGATCAAAAGGAAAAGAACAATTGCCTTTCTCAAAGCCCATTCCCTCCCTGCCCAAAGCCTGAAGCGAACCGCCGCCACTACGTCATTTGGGTTTGACGGGACGCCGGAAAAACTGGTGATACACCCGTTCCAGACGGTATTCCGCTTCAATATCGGCCTGACTCGGCTTGGGTTTGCGCTTGGGGCGGATCGGGGCATCGAACATCATTCCGGGAATGAAGACAAGCCCGGCTTTTCCGTTCCACCCGTTTTTTCTCCTGCCGGCAGAGGATTTGGAGCTTTTTCTGAAGTTCCCGGGAAATCCTCCCTTTTCCGTCATGCCGCTGGCGTGGCCAAGTTCGCCAATGATCCATCGGGATTCCGGCCTGCCGGGACCGCTATGGTTTCGCCCCCGCAAAGGTGCGCGGACGCCGTTCCGCACGGAGTTTCCAAAGGATTCGCGCCGCACTTGGCCGGTCCTGAAACCTCTGCGGTCGGGCGCCTTGAGCATCTTCATTTTCCTTTCATTCGTGTCTTGCGTTTTTTTCCTCATCATCCTCAACCTTTCCTAAAAAAGTTTTGGAAGATGTCCACCTTCGAGGCGGATAAAAAAAGAAGCACCCGTCGTCAAATGTCGAACTTTGGAGGTGCTTCCTCTTCTTAGCATATTTTTGATTCTATTATACTATATTTCCAACATTCGTCAACTGTCCTCGGCAAAATTTTCACCGATTTCATGCAAAAGATGGACGAACTT